CTTTTGGACTAACTGTAATCATTAGTTGTAATTTCTCAGGTAGTTTAAAACCTTTTGGTCTTCCTCTTTTATTTTGTTTCTTCTTTGTCATTGTCCTTCTTCTTTCCATTCGTCAGGTTCTGGATAGGGATACCCAGCAAACTCATCACTTATTATAGTTACACATTTCCTTTCTTTTGTTTTTTCCTTCTTCGGTTTTTTCGTTTTCTCTTTTTCCTGCTGATTCTCTTCTTCCTTTCTAAGATGTTTCTCTACTGTTGAGATCATATCCATTATCCAGTTGAATGGTATTCCAAGTTGTATTGGATCCATTCCTTCTTCTTCTAAGTATCTAGTTACCATTCGGTGTGTACTTAACCATTGTGTTTTCCATTTTAACATTATGTAATTTGTCGGCCATTGTTAACATAGAATCTAAAGTCGCGTAGTTCTAGTTCACCATTTGTTTTATCTGTTAGATATTTCAATGGGTCCATACCCACTAAGTCTCCCATAGAATGGTATATTGATTTTTGTATTTGGATTAAATGTTTCTTAAAGTTCTGTAACTTCATACTCTTGTGCATTATTCTGTTACTGAAGTCACACCTCCATTCATTATCAAAGTCATCGGCGTCAATGCAATCAAAGACATCTTGGAAAAGAAAGAATGTTTCTGTTAGGCTTTCAGTTATTTCTTTTAATGTATTATCTTCTAGCATCCATTGATCATTTGTTTCCATTAAATTCTGAGCAGATTTATTGAGCATTGCAATCAATCTCTTTTGTTCAGAGACTGGTAAGGTATTGTTCTCTAAATCTATTGCAAATCCTTTGAGTAAGTTAGACTTCTCTTGTCTGTAACTGTTATATTTTCCTCTCGGATTCCCAGTACTTGCATTCTGATTCATAGTTCTCCATTCCTTTTGTTGATTCTTCGTGGCGATATTCTTTTTCTTCTTCTCTACCTAGTTTGCTTGTCTCCATTCTCTTTTGAAAACAATCTCTGCATTCATAGTTTTCTTGAGCAGTAACGCCAGCAAACATGGTACATATTTCACCGGCTATGTTTGCATTGCTACCGCACGTCTGGCATTTCAGTTGTCTCGTCATCAGTTTCTCCTTCTGATTCTTGTGTTTCATTTATGAAATCTTGAACTGTTTTTATTTCACCAGTCTCTTGACTAATAAGTAGTCTTGTTGCTATTGCTGTCATTAATTGATAAGTAATTGTTACATGGTCATTCATTAGTTTTCCAATTAATATATCTATTGGTCTGTCACCATTATTTACTACGTTGTTTTCATTTGACAAGCGCCATCTCCTTTGATCTACTGATCATATCTAAGGCTTTCTTTGCCCGTTGACCAGCATAGATAAGCCATTCCTTTTTCTTTTTAAGTACTCTGCTCCACCCTCGTAGATATCCTATGCTGTTCTTGTTGTTTTTAATTGAAGTAAGTCCTAACTCTGCCATGCCTACCGCTGCTCCTATCTCAGCAATAAGTTCTTCAATAGAATATAATTCTTTGTCTCTTCCATGTCCTTTCTTTATTCTCTTTAGTCTTGTGAAATGTCCCGTGCTATGTACTGCTTCATGTAGTGCAGTCTGTGCATATCCTTTACCGTCTTTGAAATACTCAATCTTTGGTAGACATATGTGATCTTCTTTGAGATTATAGTATGCTTCTTGTCCTTCCCACATGAAAGTAATTTGATGTTCATGTAGGTATGGGTCTATGTAATCATGTACAAGTTGTACTTCATTTGTTTCTTTATTGGTGTCATATGTTTTCTCTGTTGGTATAGTGAAATGTCCTGGATAAAACTCTTTCCAATCTATCTGATCTGCATTGAATACGTTCCATACTATTGGAATGAAACTCTTTTCGATCTTCCCTGTCTCTGGGTTCTCATTCTCTATTGGTTTCCATGCTACTATCTTGGTTGACTTTGCATCTTTGAATACTGAAGGTCGTCGATCTTTTTCTGTGTCTTCAGGGCACATAAGTCTGCACCTCTTATATGTAACCCAGTTTCTGCTTTCATATTTCTTATTATGTCTTTTAATATTTAGAATAAGAGAGTTGATTCCTTTGTATTTACTACCTTCCCAGTTCATTGGTAGTAATATACTTGGAGTCCAAGGGTTATCCCATTTCATAATGTCGCCACTATCTATGGCATCAGTTACTAATTTAGTTATCTCTTCATAGATAGTCATTCATTCTCCTTTCTGTATCCAAGTTTAATCATTATATCATAGTAATCTTTCATGCTAAGAAATGGTTTATCCTCCTTGTCCATTTTCTCTTTGCATTTATCTATCCATTCTCTTAGTGGTTTCTCTAGTCTTATTTGTTTTTCAGTCCGTACTTTTCTAAACTTTGTTTTCCTTGTGTATTCTTTTCTTATATCTTTTAATGGACCGTTGTTTATATTATCTTCGTCTCTCATTTACCCTTCATTTCCATGCATGATTAGTTCCATTTCTTCTTGTGTCTTGTCTTGGAAATGTTTGGCTACTTCTATTACTACCCCTGCTGCGATAGCCAATGGAATGATTGAGCCTATTGTTGTTTTTGTTGGGACGCTATCCCATTTGAAATACCACCACTGTTGGTCTAGATCTTTATACTCTATTGAGAATCCTGTTATATTATGTGTGTATTCCATGTGACCTGGACCTGTCTCATCGTACCAGCATTCACCGTCTTCTCTTACGTCAATATGAATCATTATATTGTGATCAATCAATTGGTGTAGTTCAACTTCTAAGTCATACTCTACACATAGATCACTTGAGTTTATGTTATCTATTACCATTGTTTTCTTTCACTTCTAAGTTTTCAATCTTGGTTATGTCACGCAGTAGATTATCTTTTACTTCTGTAACTGTTTGTGATGTTACTATGTGTTGTTCTTCTACATTCATTTCGTCAAGCAGATTATCAGTACCCTCTTGGCGATCTTCCAGTATGGTAACTCTTTCTGATATTCCTTGAAGGTGATTGCCTAACATATCTAAGACTTGATGTATTCTAGCAATGTCTACTGTTATTCCAGTAACAGCAGTGTCTAAGTATCTAATTGTATTTGACATGAGCAGATTCTCCTTCTGTTTATGTTGTCATTGCTAATAAAATTATCATTGTTATTACTGCTAATGCAGTAACCCATTCGTACCAGTTGCTATCGTCTTCATCCATTGGCCTCCTTTCTATTCGTCATAGTAGTATTGCTGTGGATACAGATCATCTGGTTCAATGGGTTCGTCACAGTCTGCTTGAGTGTAGCCAGTCCATGTGTTTGGTACATATCTATTCATCTTTGTGTCTTCACATTTTTCACAGTAATAGAACTTGAATATGCCTTGGCAATCTAACTTGGCATACCCTCCGTTTGCTTTGTTGTGACGTTGACATTCTTCTGGTAGTTTATCTAATATCATGAATCAGTTCCTCTCAGTAGTATCATTAGTGCTGGATCAATCTCTCTTGGTGGGATACCTAAGTCTACTGATTCATTCCTCTCTTCAATGGTGATCCCTTTGACTGGTACTTCTGGTATGTCTGCTGGTACTCGTCTATTATCTAATCCCAACTGGGTTGATCTTGGTGGGGGAGTGTATCATATATCCCTTCTCAATCCACCATATCCTTTGGTTCCTTTCAGTTCATTCTGACTACGAATCTGTTTCTTCATACTTTCTTTCCCATTCGTCCTTGAATAACCAATCCTCTATGTCTACACCGTCAATGATCTGTCCATGTCTGTGTTGATGTGCAATCTCAATGAACTCTTCGACAGTCACTTTCCATACATCTTCTTGTGATCCATCAGATCTCTTGATAATTTCGTCGCTGTTTGCATCTATAAGTGCAATTTCTAGGGAAGCAGTAGAAGTATAATCAGATGTATCTCCTCCCGGTATGACTGATAATATAATATCAGTACTGCTGTTTCTTAAATGAAATTGTGGTTTATGTTGACTAAACTCAATGAACATTCCCTATCCTTTCTTTTCATTTGATCTATTCCTTCACGCTATACGGCACACTGGGCCAGTGAGTGGTGAGTCAAGGGCACTTCGCCAAGCCGACGCAGGAGGGTGACTGGGCACCGACTGAAAAAAGGAGACAACACAGCGGATATTCGAGGCAAACGCACCACCTTTTTTCTGTTGGTCAGGCACTGTCCCTTTACCACCACCACTTGGTCAGTACAATGCCGACGTGTGTATGTGGTGCTTGAGCAGATATCTATATTGTTTATGCGGTCCTTCGGGCGACGTCGAACATAAAAAAAACTCCAGACCCCGCTAGGAGCCTGGAGTTTTTGCGTTCACACGAGGTACGTTTCGACTCTCACCATTGTCGGTGTTCTCTTAACCAGGGCTTGAGTGTACCGCATGGAGTGCGCTACTGTAAGCAATGCCTAGAACGGTACCTCGTCAGTGGCGACGATTGTATCGCTGAGGGTTATCTCTTCCGCCATGGCATTCAGACTCATTCCCTCCTTCACGAGTGACGTGAAGTAGTCGAGACGGTTACTATTGACCTGGCCTGACTCGACTTTGAATCCACCTTGGATCACTGAGACTACCGCTCGAAAACGACCGAGTTGATCGGCGAGGAACTGGCAGAACTGCGAGTCGTCATTCCACCACACGGCTTGCTGGTGTGGTTGAGCGGACGAGGACGTGTCGTTGTAGGCGTGACCGGCTGTCAGCGATACAATGTTACACGTCGCATTGTGGATGTCGAAACTGCCTGGACAGGTCGGTTGGTTGGCATACTTCTTGAGTTCCAAGTACTGTACGCCCTCACGACCTTTGGCATCGCCGAGCATATCCCGATTCATGCCGAAGCCGATGACCAAAGCGCTGAGTCCGGAGTCCATAGCGGTGCGAGCGTCATTTCTCGCTGAATCTGAGAGGAAGTCGTTGTAACCGATTACGATGACGTGAGTGCGAACGAGTGCTGGCACTGTGACTGCGGGTGTGCCAGTCTGTCCGGCCAATGTCCGCTTCATGTCATCATTGTCAGAGATGAGTTTGCGGATCTCTTCAGGACTGAGGGAGACGTGTTCCTCAAACGCTGCGTCTCCGGGTTGTACTTCAATATTCATTATACGTCAATCTAGCCAATGAGTTGGCTCTATACAAATGAGTTCAGTGTCCCAAGGAACCGAGCGGCTGACACTCCACCGTGGAGTTCCTGCCGTCTATCACACTGAAATTAAATCCTAATCTCACTGCTACCCCCTCGACCTCCAGCGTCTCACGATACAGAGAGAAGGAGACCGGTCACAATCTAGTCGGCAGACCGGCCGTGAGGTCGCTAATCCTGGCGTAAGCGGATTAGGAGATTTGAGGGGTCGAAGACGTACGGGGGTATAATGGTAACCCTGAGAAAAGTGGGAGCGGGAAGGAGAGGGTGAATCGCCCGCTCGAAGGATTGATCGAGGAGCGGAGTACACTAGGAAAAAAAGAGTCGCCAATCGAGCCTGACGAGCGATGACCGCGACCCTTTTTGTTCCGCAGTGGCCGACAGCCCCGGAAGATCAAGACGAGTTAGGACGAGAGGGACGGGTGGACCAGCCTCCCTTTTGTTGTGAAACAGGTCGCTTGCGACACAGTGCTGGTGTGGTTGGTTGTTTTGGCCGCCTTTCCTGGGCGGTTGGGGCGACTTGTCCCTTTCGCCCCGTGTCGGGCGCGTTGGAATGGGTGAGTGCGTCTTAGGTTCTTTAGCGTATTTGTTTTGTTTTGTATAACGGAACGGCAGACAGAAAGACGTTGAAGAACGTACAGGGGATATGTGGTGAGAGAGTCTCGTTAGTCACGCCCATACAAATATCAGGCAAGTCCCCCCATTAGAGTTGGAGTTTGTGTTTGTGCTGTCGATCATTTCATTTGTCTAAGGATTCCTGCGTTTGCGTTTGCGTTGGTGTTGCCGGAGGCGAGCGAGCGAGGGGGTGGGGCCCCCCGAGCCGAGCGAGCCAGAGGGTATATATATCCCACATCCACAATGAAAAATAATAAACCGGCCCCTAGCAACCCATGAGACTAGGGACCGATTAGATAGGGGTCACTCTAAATCGAGATTTATCATATGGGGACTATGTTTCCCCAAATCAACCAGTTCGATCTCATGGTAATAATGGGTCCAAGCATCTTCTATCTCAAGATCTCTTTCCATTAATTTTTCAATTATCATATTGGTAGAATAGACAGCAACTGGTACTCCTCCACAAGTACAAGAGGTTCCTATGAGGCAATCGTCAAATCCTACGAGTATTACGGCTTCTGGGTTTTTTTGAATCAGTGTTTCTATTACTGAGTTCATGTTTCCCCCTATGGGCTTTTTTCTCTTGCGGCTTACTATTTATATACTTCATTGGTGATTTCGAGTCAAGATTGAATATCTCCACAACAACTTCAATAGGTATGGAAGTAACCCCTCCAAAGTCATGATCTTCTGTAAAGGAATCTGCTATAGTAATTTTTTCTTTTGTCTTTTCTATTATCCATCCAACAGTTACACATGGTATTGGTTCCATCTCTTTTTTAATCTCTGAGATAGTTCCGACCCAGTCTGATCTAGATATTATATCTTTCCAGACTATGACTACTATTTTCTTAGGTAATGGGTCGTTCCTTTTTGATTTCAATATACATTATCGCCTTAGATTGGTTAGATTCTTAATTCCTCTCAAAACCCCCCCTCCCCCCATTTTCCTTAGAGGAAAACAGGTTTACTAGGAGGGGGGAGAAAGAAGGAGACCACGTTATCGCCCTGAGTTGGCTGAGTTCCGTCATCCTACTACCGAAGACCCCAAACTTGGTAGTCCTCTTTGTGAGGCTCACTACCTGTTATAGATAGCCAATCAGAGCAAGTCAATACTAAAACGGAATATCTTCTTTATCTATTCCCTGTGGTGTTGGAACGAATGGAGTATTGTTTGTGTCTTTCTTCTCTGGACAAGTTTCATAGTGACAGATTCCATCTTTATCACAGGGTACATTTTTACCCTTTTTAGACTTGACCCAGAAGATCTCTCCCTCACAATAGCGACACTTGCTAGGTTTGGGGTCAGGCGGTAACTGCCACACCCACTTACCTTGTTCGTTCTTATAGCGATTGGCTGGAGCCTCGCTGCTACCGTTTGAGTTGGAGAGTGAATGCTGCTCTTTAAGAAGATCTCGGATCTCCGTAAGCAGCCCTACGATTTGGGTATCTACATCATCAGTCATGATGAATCCCCCTTTCTTCCCGCATTTTACTCATAGGTGAAAGGACTGTCAATGCCTTCCCCAGGAAAAATTCCTTCAGTTGAAAAAAAAAGACAGGAGAGGGTGGGTGCTTATCTCATAAGGGAGAAGCGTAGATCTGATATGGATGCAGCAATCCAGCGTGGTTTGAACTTCTCAGATGCTGCTGAACAGGCTGGCATCCCTTATGAGGTAGCAATATCGGCAGTATACAAAGACGAAGAGTTTCGCAGTTGGTATGATATAAGTAAGGATAGGCCAAGGGTGGACAGGAAACCCGAAAAGAAGTATGAGCCCAGAACCTCATTACAAATCAAGTCTGACTTTATTAACAAACTATGTGACGTTGGGTTGTTTGATAAGATAGCGGTAATGGCTGAACAGGCAGACCCGGAGACAGACGAGGGCAAACAAGTCCTTGGCTTTTTCATGCGCTATGTAGTAAAAGATATATTACCCAAGGAGACTGCTGCAAGGATAGAACATTCAGAAAGAACTTCTTACGATCATTTTACAGATGCAGAACTATTAGAAGCATTACATCAAAGAAGGCAGGAGCGTATAGTATATGGAGAAGAGATTGAGAATGCAGACCAGAAGAGATTATCTCACACAGAGGAATACATAGAAGAGATTAGGAAACTAGAAAAAGAAGATGGAACTGACTAGGGATCAGATACTTGAAGAACTGAAACTAGAAGAAGAACTTACTCGTCGTAAAGAGTATGACGTACTAGGTCGTCTAGCACCCAATAAGCGTCAATGGGACTTTATCAATGTTCATTCTCACGAAACTTTATTTGCTGGTTTAAATCAAGCGGGTAAGTCTACTGCTTTATGCATTAAGGCTGCATATCATTTAACTGGTTTATATCCTCCCGACTATGTAGGTGTAAGGTTTGAGAATCCTATTGATGCTGCTATAGGTGGAGAGACTGCCCAGTCTACCCGTGACTTGCTGTGTGAAAGACTACTTGGAGAACTCAATGACAGGGGTTCGGGTTATCTTCCAGCATCTACATTTGACCCCGAACAAGACATTAAGCGTTTATCAGGTGGTATTACTAACCAGATAGATTTCTTTAGAGTAAAGCATTACGATTTGAATGGTCATTTTAATGGTTATTCAAAGTGCTATGTCTTCAGTTATTCTACTGGTTGGCAACGTCTACAGGGTTATACCCTTCACTGGATAGGCATTGATGAAGAGCCTCCGTTTGCTGTCTATGATGAGTTTAGTGCAAGACTGAACGCAACTAACGGATATATGGATATATCCATGACCCCCCTCCAAGGTGAGACAGAACTCTATTTATTATTTGAAGAGAGTAAAAATACGGAGGCTCGCTTTCTTTTAAACTATGACATCCTGGATGCTCAACATATGTCTGAAGAAGACAGGTTGAGGCTCATGAGCAAGTATGAGAATCATCCTCTGGCAGAAGCGAGGCTACACGGACGACCAGTAAGGGGTGCTGGTCTTATCTACACAGTCCCAGATGAACTCTTATATGTAGAAGACTTTGAGATTCCTGGTCACTGGAAGAAGATTATTGGATTAGATTTCCCTCACAGTGTAGGCAATTTCGCAGCAACGAAACTCGCTTACGATGAAGACAATGATGTTATTTATCTAACTGGTGAGTATAAGGAAGACAACCAGGAATCTTATCATTATGCTCATAGGGTGTTGTGCATGGGAGGTGGGGTAATTCCCTGTGCGTGGCCTCATGATGCTGGCCGTGGTTTCACTGACGGATCGACGGTTGCGGGTAGGTATAAGGATCTTGGCTTGAATATGCTAAGGGAGTTTTCCCATCTTATAAATCCAGAGGGGAAGAAAACCTTTGCTATCATGCAGATAATTGAAGAGGTATGTGACCGAATGATGACTGGTCGTTTCAGAGTCTTCATGACTTGTCAGGAGTTTATGAAAGAGAAGAGACGTTATAAGCATGACCACGGAAAGGTTGCAAAACGTCAAGATGACCATATTATTGATGCTATGCATAAGGGTATTATGATGTTAAGGTTTTCAGCGTCCGAAGAATCGAAGACAAAGATCCCGAAGAAACTTCCTATCCTCGATTTCTTTAAGGACTTTTAGGGAGTCAGTAATGAAGAAGAAGAAGAAGAAGCCGGATCTCCCTGACATCAACAGAGCCAGGGCTTTCCGTATGGCTGGTGATCGTAGAGCCTACCATGAATCTATCAACTTCATACGGAAGAGGGATAGCAAGGCTCAGGCGTATGCTTTTGTTCATGCTGTCGAATCTAATATTAGACCAGAACTACAAAGAGATCTTGTTCCAATCCTGGCTGGTACTAGACAGGCAGAAGGTGGCAGGAGGGGTCGCCAATATGGAGTCTTGGATCCAAAGGCTCTAGAGAAGAAGTATACTGGTGCTGGTTCGAAAGATCCACGATTGAATACTATGTACAGGCAACAAGTAGGTTGGTCTGCCTCGACCCTACAGAAGAACTGGGATAGGTATGTATCAGGAAAAGATATAAAGGGTCTAGTTGACAGTGCAGGGAAACCTAGAGTTGTATATGGAAATCGAATAGATCCCTCAATCAAACCTTTGAATGTAAAAGATTTCCTTCCACTCTACCATCAGATATATGCTCCACCGGACGTGAAGAATGATCCCGGTAACAAGAATCCAGACTGGTTAGGAAATACTAGATCTACTACATCAAATATCCAAGACCTACAACGTGAGTACAACAATAAATATCTGGAATCGTTAAAGGGTAAGCCTAAAAGAACAGATGCTCAGATTAGAGCCAACCGTAATAAGTACAATGAAAGATGGTTTTAATGCCACATCAAACAGAAGAAAAAGAACTAATCAAAAGATTTGAATATCTTAAACGCCGGAGAAGTCCTCACGAAAGGGCGTGGCAAGATATTACAGATCTAATGATGCCTTATCGTGGTGATATAACTACAAAGAAATCCGAAGGTAAAAGAAGAGTCAAGGGTGTCTTTGATACTACAGCAATGAACGCTGCTGATTCATTCGTCAACTTTATCAAGGGTGCAATAATCCCTTCTGGTAATGATTGGATAAGGCTTAGAGCAAAGCCTCCCTTTGCTGATATATTAGAAATACGACAGATCTTAGATGGCGTTGCTGAAAGAATCTTGGGTGCCTTGTCAGATAGCAACTTCTATAAAGAGAGTGCTGGTTTCCTTAGAGATTTTGCTGTTCTAGGTAATGCAACTATTCATGTAAGAGAGTCTACTCCTCAATTGGGTAGTACGTCCGGAACCTTTGGTGGTTTAATCTTTGAAGCAATTCCTATTGGGCATATGTGGTGGCAGGTAGGGAATACTGGCAGACCCGATTTCCTTATCCGTCAGATCACAATGACAGCCATGGATGCATTTAGATTCTTTCATGGAGAAGCCGGACCAGATGTTGAACGTAAACTTGGTATGAACGATCCAATGGGGGAAGTTTCATTCCTTCATTTTTGTTTTGAAAACGAAGACTTCATTCCCAATGGTATTCTTTCTCCTGAGAATCGTAAGTTCGTTGGTGTTTATATTGCTGGGGCCGGGGATTCTTCTTCTGGTGGTGGTAGTAGTCCAACGATAATCCATAAGGCTGCTTATGATACTTGTCCTTATATCGTCGCTCGATGGATGGTTGTCGATGGGGAAGAGTATGGTAGGGGCCGTGGACACTTAGCCAGAGCAGACGCAATGGGCATCAACGAACTGCGTAGGCAGATACTCATTGCCGCTGGTAAAGATCTTAATCCTCCGCTTATGATAGAACACGATACAGTAGTCGAATTAGATATCACACCTAATGGTCTTATGATTACTCGTCCTCCAGTTAAGATGGGTCCACAATACTTAAAGAGTGATACTAACTATGCAGTGGCAGATATGATTGCTCGTCAAGATAGAGAGCAAATACAGAAGGCATTCCTTGGGGACATTCTTGAAGAACCAGATACCCAACCAAGATCAGCAGAGGAAAGCCGCCAACGTCAAAGCAGAGCCTTGGCAAGACTTAGTGCTTCGGCAGATACAGTTAACTACGAATTTCTAGATCCTCTTATTCAATCTATTATTGAGATAATGCATCGAGGAGGGGCACTTCCGGAATTGGATTACTTGCAGGAAATGGCTCCCGATGCTGACTTTGAAATTGTATATCAATCACCATTCTTCACTGCTCAAAGGCAGGGTGGTGTGAATAGAGTCCAAGCATTCATGGAGAGAAGGTTAGCCTTATTCCAGGCAACTCAAGATCCTGTTTGCCTAGATGATATAAACTTAAGTGAGGTTACAAACTACGATGCCAGGATGAGTGACATACCTGCCCAGATCATTCGTAGTCAAGAGGAAGTATCTGTTATAAGAAACGCTAGAGCAGAGCAGCAAATGATTCAAAACAGAATGGCTCAAATGGAACAGTTGGCGATAATGCAACAAGGAATGCAACAAGGAGAACCAGGGATACCTTCTGAAGAAATGGGGATAGCATAGAATGTTTAGTAAAGAAGAGAGAACCTTCTTGGTTGAAACTGAGGAGATATTTAGAAGTGAAAAAGGGCAAAGAGTCCTTGATTACTTACGAAGAGTTCTCCATGTAGAAGATACATTAGAGCCAGAAGAGCAACTCAATAGGGACTTAGAGGCAGCAGAAAAGATAGAGAGGGTTCCTATTGATCCTATCGGATTTGCAAAAAGGCAGGGTGCAAGAGCAGCCTACTTCAAAATCGAGGCTTTGATTCGTCAAGGCAAAAGAATGAGAGAAGAGGATTCTAATGAGTAATCTCGACGAAAACCTTCCTGTTGAAATGGAGGGTAGGGATTCTATTGTTAGTAAGTTCAACTCTGTAGAAGACTTAGCAACTTCTTATCAGAATCTAAGTAAGAAGATGGGGGAGTCTACAAGGGTTCCCAATCCCGAGGCTGGTGAAGAGGAGTGGTCTGGGTTCTATCAGAGTTTAGGTGCGCCTCCTTCGCATGAGGGATATGAGATCCCAGAAGGACTCAATGAAGATCTATCAGAAACCCTACAATCCTCAAGGAAAGCAGCATACAGCAAGGGTGTAACTAAAGAACAATGGAATCAAATGATGAAACCCGTCCTGGATTTAGAGAAGAATCGCTCTGAAATGGATAGCAAACTCCAGGAAGAAACTTCTGCGAAATGGAAACAGGAAGCCCAGAACAAATATGGTAATGAATATGAAAATAAAGCAGCACTTGCAGAACGTGCTTATACTAATATAATCAAAAATAACCCGGAACTTGATAAAGTATTCAAGGTTACGGGTATGGGTCATCATCCAGAAGTCATGGATTTTATGGTGAAAATGGGGATAAATATGTCGGACGAAGCGACACCTAGTAGCGTTGGTAGTGGTGGTTTAGGGACTGACTTCTCTAGCCTTGCTGCAAGAGCAAGGAAGATAGCCAAGTTGGGTGCTATTAATAATAAACGCCATCCAGACTATGAAGAACACCTTAACGAATTCATGACTATTCAACAGCAATTGATGGAAGAAGGTTATAAAGGAATGGACGATAAGCGTCTACAGCCAACTACGGAATGGATAAGGGGTAAGTAATGATTCATAAGAAAATTATCAGAGGTCTCAAGAAAATCAGAAATAAAGTCTTTGGTCGTACAATCCTTGGTAGACATAAGAGTCGTATCAGAACACCAGCCTTAAGTGCCATTGATAAATTATCAAAAACCGGATGGAATCGGCAAGGTAATTTGTCTTCTAGTTTCGCTATGCAAAGCGGATTATTGCGATCACAAGGTTTGGGATCCCGTGCCCAAGTAAGGGGAAACAGAGGTATGCTGTCTTCTGCGAAACAGGCGGGTGTATCCTTTAAACGTGAATCCGATAGATCGGGTGTTGGTATGGCTGGGCCTCATGGCCGACTAGCGGGAGGCTTCGGAGGTTTCGATAGAAATGCCATCGGAGGTTTCGGAGGTTTCGGAGGCTTCAGGGGCAGCATGGTGGGTGGACTCATGGGTTCCTTAATGCGAAAACGTGCTGGTGCTGGTACTAATCTTGCTGATAACGCAATGCCGGGTACTAGACCCCACGGACCAGTAATGGGAGGGCTATTTGGTAGTCAACAGTCAGGTGGTCCAGGTATAGGTGGTATGGTAATGCAAAGAGTTATGACTAGCGACAAATATAGAAATGCCAGCGGGGGATTTGGTGGTAGATTCGGATTTGGTGGTAGACACGGTAGTGGTTCGATGATTGATGGGAGCGGGAAACGAACTTACATCTCTGGTCCTGGATCTGGTCGTGGCCGACGAACTGGAAAGTTGGCTACTACTGAGGATTCTACCAGAAAAGAGAATCTTAGCCAGCGTCGTCGCAGAGGTCGTCTCGGGACCGGACCTAGCAAAAAAAGAAAATACAACTAGGAAAGGGCAAACAATGCCAAGGAAAAAGAAACACACTGGTCTTTACAAAGGACCGGGAGCAGAGGCACTACGAACAACTATAGGTGCGGCTGGTGAAATCACCCAGGTAACAGGTGCGGCTGGTTTAAACCTATTCGGAGCAGCCATTGGCGCAGTTCGAAATGTTGCTGCAACTCTTACTGGAGGAAATACCAGACCTTTATCTGATTTCATGACAGCAAAAATAACACAAAGAAATGCTGCGAAAACTAGAGAATCAGAAGAAAGAAATATTTCTATTGGTGAGACTAATGCTGCTAAAAGAATAGCAGAATCACCCAGATCCGCACATCTTGATAAACAATTAGAACATCCAGGACAGGGTAAAAAACCAAAGACTACTCCCGCCTCATCTGCTACACCAACTCAGCGACCAGATTATATTGGTGGCAAAAGGAATTACTATCCAGATCGGACTTATCCAAAACCAGGGTCTGATGCTGATAGGAAAGCATATGAGGCTGCCCCTGATATTGTAAAAACAATGGCAGGATCAGGAAAGGTTGCGTCATGGAAAGACCATCTATGGATGCGAGCAAATCGATCAGGAGCATTAACACCAGCCGGGATGTTTACTTCGGAAAGTTCTACTGCTGAAATGAAAGCATTCCAAGATTCATTAGTTAGAAAAAGATTTGGTACAATGCTTAAACAAACTCCCACCGAAGGGACTGGTCAATGGCAAGGTGTTCCATCCGGTGATAAAGGAACACCGTATAGTACTCAATCTGATCTTCCTAATGCTCCTCGTGCTGCCTATAAAGATTCACAACCAGAATTCCCAGCAAGAGGAGAAAGCAAAACTCCTTACCAACAAAAGGTTGACAAACTAATCCAAGACACTAGAGCGCAAGATCTTATAAACCAAATGAGGAGAGAGAATCTAATACAAGAACTACGGGTGGACAAGTTAGTACAAGACACGAAAGTACAAAGGGTAATAAAGAAAACCAAGATACAAAAAGTACTTAATACCACACCCAAGAAGAAAAAGAAAAAGAAATAACTTGACAAGTAGTTTTCTATGATCACTATTTGTTATATCCGATAACCGAAAGGCCGGATTGCCAGCGGGAAAGACTGCCGACAGAGGGCTTGCGTATAAGCCAAGAAGAGCCGGATGGCCGACAACTCTTCGATAATGTTAACATTGTCTTGAAAGGGTTTTGTCATGGCAATGACTGATCTTGGTAATCTGACTGGTGCAGGTGGGGATCTATTTGATCCAACCAATGCCTATGCAGTTTCCAACCTGTACAAGCAGGTATATACGGATCTGGTACGACTCCAGATTCAACAATTTGATTCTGAACTTTCTGATACTCTCCTACAAGAGACTATTGAAGGTGAAGTAAAGTCCTTCGATAAGTATCTCCGACACAACCAAGACCAACTCGTCACTAGGGGACGTTTTGGTGAGTGGGGTGGAGATGCAGCGGCAGATAAAAAGTACCAAACAACTGACAGCGAACGTAGGCTGATCGAACCTGAGTGGTTTGAATATGCCGAGTTGTTTGATCCCCGTGATGAAGTAGGTCTACTCAGAGCGATTGCACCCGATGGGCAATACCTTGCTAACATCGCTGCAATCTTCAATCAGCGTAGAGATCGAATCATTCTTGATGCACTCAAGGGTGAGGTTCTTGTTCAGACCCGTACTGGTAATGGCATCACTTCCAACACTACTACTGGTTACACGAATCAGTTTACGGTTACTGGTCCTGTGACTGGGAAATATTCATATGCTAATCCAGCGGAGACTGAAGGCAATGAAATTGGATGTGATGTTAATGTCACTGGTGCGGGCATTACTGTCAATACTGTTATGGATGTTGTTGTTGTACCGGGTACGGCTGATACCGCAACATTAACAATTAACGGTACAGCCCTTATTGGGACTGCTGATGCTGATCAAGCAGATCCAAGAACTACAACTGGTATCGTTGGTGGTCCTACGGGTGGTGTTCTTTTTCTTCCTACAGGTAGTTCCGCTCCAGATGTTACACCATTTAGTGTCAACAAGATGCTGTTAGCCAGGGCTAAGTTAGATGCAAACAATGCTTTGATGCCGGGTATGCCGTACCTTTGTGTACTTCACCCGAATTCGTTCTATCAATTGATGGAATCTGCAACTGATACTCGCTTTACTAGCATTGACTTCAACGAAGGCAAGCCGCTTGTTGGTGGTCAGGCATTTGTATACATGGGCTTTGAATTCCGTCTGTCTACGCAAGTAGATATGAGTTATGACATTGCTTACAACTCA